TCGAGCCTCCGGTCGTGGCGGTGCCGGCCGCACCGGCCCGAGCCCGCTCGCTGGCCTGGCGACGCCGCAGGGCGTTGGCCTGCTGGCGCTCGGCTTCCTGACTGTCGCGCATGATGGCGGCGAGTTGCCGATCGCGCTCCTTCTTTAGATCCCTGCTTTCGCGCCTCGCGGCCTCCTGGCCGAGCGCCACATTGAGGCCCAAGCTCGCTAGACTGCTCAATCCGCCCATCAGCCGTTCACCTTTGCTTCGACAGTTACCGAGAGGAGATTGAAGGGGCCGGGCCGCTGCTGTGCGAGGCGCCATGGCGGCGCCTCGGTGCCCCGCCGCCATCCCATTGCCCGGACGCTGACATCGAAGATGTCGTTCATTCCCGCCTTCCGCCCGAAGGCCACCGGGCGCATCCCGGCACCGGTATCGAGCATAAGCTCGTCCGTCGGGCCGAGCCGGAGCCCGATCCGGATCGGGCGATAGGCAGCATCGCCGGCAGCGCCACGGCTGCCGCCGTTGACCACCGGCAGGCCTTCGACGACATGTTCGAAGCTCAAACCGACCTCGATCGCGCTCGCCGGCGATGGCAACACGAGCACGCCGTCGCTGACTGTCAGTTCGCCGACTGGCGCGCCGTCCGCAACCACGAAATGGCTACCTTCATTGATCGCCTCGAGGCCGGTCCAAACAGCGGTCGGTGTCGCTGCGGTGAACCGGCGCCGCCGATCAATCATGAGTGCATCGTCGAGACGCTCGACCGCGAGCCCGGCATCTCGCTCGACCAGCATCAGCAGCGCGCCGTCGTGCATAACCACGGCCCTGACCGAGCCCTGCGTTTCCTGCACGCTCCAGGCGACGATGTTGCTGTTGCGGTCGATGGTGACGGCGCAGACTCGGCCATCCGCGCGCACGATCCAGATGACCCGACGCGCTTGGTCGAAAGCGAGGTCGACGGGCTCTCGCAGGAGATGCCGCGAGAGGATCGCAATGTCGGCCGCCTGGTAGGCCTGTTCGGTATCGGTGAAGAGGAATTCCCTCAGGTCCCGGCCGGTGGCGCCGATGAACAGCGTGGCACCATCGACGTCGACGGGCGCGATCTGCCGGTCGGCGACAGTGCCGACACGGGTCTGCAGCTCGACCCGAGCATTGCCGGGCGTCAGCGGGAAACCGCTCACCGTCCATTCACCGGCCGTCGTGAAGACCTGAAGCACGCGGCCCGAGAAGAGCTGCCTGATCTCGTGACGCCGTTCGGCGACGATCCGAAACGCGATGGCTTCGTCGTCCTCGCCGATGCCAAGATCGAAGTTGAACGGTCGCCCGGATCTGGAGAACCAGATGTGGTCTGGCCGCTCGCGGCACCCGCCGAACACCAGGCGATTTTGGTGCATTGCGGCCGAGATGGGCCAGCCATAGACCGTCGAGAATGCCTGTTCGTCCCAGTCCAGGGTCGCCAGGCCGTCGACCAGAGGCTCGAGCGTCAGGCCATAGGCCAGGGTGCCCTGGCCTGCAGCGCTGAGCAGCCGGACCTGGCGCCCCTTTATCCTGAACACGGTGCCGGCCGCATAGCCTTTGTCGAAGATCGGCTGAGAGCTCCGCAGCTCAACTGCAATCAGTCTTGAGCCCGCTGCGGCCGGATCGTCGTTCGCATCGACGGGAACCGCCTGCAGGCTCACGTCGGCCGGCGCGAACCTCGCAAATGGTCGGGCGCGGCGCTCGTCGTCGTCGGCCGCACTCAATCTTGCATAGGTCAGCTCCGAGCTCGACCAGCTGTCGTTGGCGCCGCGGGCGAGCAGCAGTGGCGGAAACGATGGGTGACAGACGAGCACCGCCTCTTCCACCAGCGTGAGGTCGAGCTGGGCGACGTCGTCCGCCGACCAGGGCAAGCCGGCGATCGTCTGTCGCAGTTCCCCGTCGGTCACGACATGGACTGCACCGCCTCCGAACACGAGAAGCTCGTGGATTTCGCCAATGTCGTACGGAAAGAGCTTCGCACCGCTGGGCACCTCGGCCACGAAGGCGGTACCCGGGCGGCGGATAACCCCGCCTGTGCGCTGTACGAGCACGTTCTTGAGGGTCGAAGCCCCCTCCTCGTAGGCGCGCAGGTCGATGCGGCCGTAGAGTGCTGGATCGATCTCGCCGGACGTGAAGGCGGTCTTGGTCAACGTGATCCTACTCATCGACTGCGAGCCGCAATGAGGGTGAAATCCTCGACGGCGCGAGGTGTCGCTTGCTGGCTGTCGATCAGCCGGGCGATCTTGAGCTCGGCCGCGGCGAGCTTGTGGAGCGCGTCTGCTCGGCTCGTGCCTTCGGTGAGCGGCAGGCAGAACTCGGCAGCGAGGCGTGCAACCAGAGCCTGCACGAAAAACGCCGGGAATGTGGCCGTCTCAGGCCGCCGCTGATAGGTGAGCACGAGGTCGCGGCTGTCGGCATGGAGCAAGTTGCCGGCAATGCGATAGGAGAGGCCACGGGCGTATCGGCTGCCGCCAGCGGAAATGATCCTCACCTGATCCCCAGGCAGCACGAAGGCGTAGGCGAAGCCCGCCTGCGTCGGCGCGTCGGCGATCTCAAGATCGGCCTCTGCAAGAGTGAAGTGCCAGGGATGACTGGCGAGAAGCGCTCGAACGGTCGTCTCGTAGAGGCGGCTGGCGACCTCCGCCTCGACTGATTCATCTTCAAAGGAGGCAATGGCGCTGGCACCGATCTTCACGAGCGCCACCGAGCAGATCTCAACATCGGATAGGGTCATAGTGCGATTCGCTTCTGGTTGGCGTCGGAGGTCAGCAGGGTATGCATGCCGGAGCAAGTCGCTGCCGCAGAGCGTGGCAGACCGGCGCTATTCCACCGGTCTGCCCGCGCCGCCCCGCTAGTGCGGGAGTTGCTTCCGCTCGATCGGCTAGTCGGCGTTGATCGAGCCGAATTGCGTCACGTTGCTCACGTCGACGACTCCGCCGTCATTGGCGAGCACGACGACGAGACCGTGCGTCGGAAGGTCGTCAATTCCGGCATTGACGAACATGAAATCACCGACGCGCAGCATCTTGGCAGCGGCATTGAAGTAGCCACCGTTGTCGACCTCGGCGATCATGTCCTTGGTGCGGTAGTGCCACAGCGTGAAGCCGTTGGCGTAGGAGATGGCACTGAGGCCACTGGGCGAATAGGCCATGGTCAGCTCTCCTTGCAGGGCATGGCGACGACACCGTCGTCGTCGATCAGGACGGCACCCTGCGACATCGAGTTGGAGATGAAGTGAGCGGCACGGTCGCCGTGCCACGTGATGTCGGCCTTGACATCCTGGCCGATGGCATGGCCGACGGCGCTCTTGTGGTACCAGAAGCAGTGGCGGACACCGCCCTCGCTCGGCAGCCCCGAGTGCGGCATCCAGAGGGTGCCGAGCCACATCTTGGCCTGGGTGCCCCGCCAAGGCAGCTGATCGTCACCGACGAACTCGGCATTCGCGAACTCGGCCACGTTCAGGAGGTCCGACCACTGCTTCCAGCCGATCACGGCGTAGCGCTGGCCATCGTCCGGGACGTCGAGGTCGCCGAGCATCTCGAATGCCTGCAGTACCTTCTCCTTGGTAAGGCCAGTGGTGTCCTGGCCGGCCACCTGCGACGCGGCCTTGAGTGCAGCCAGAATCAGCTCGTCGGTCTTGCGACCGAGCGCAAAGGCGCCGGCGTTGGCGAGGACCTGGCGCTCGTCCAGGTTGGTCTTCAACTCGTCGAGCTGATCGACCCATTCGCCGGCATAGTAATCGACGAGCATGGCCTCGACGGCGCTGAAGTCGACGTTCATGACGGGCACGATGCCGTGCCTCGCCTTGGTCGCGGCCGCGCCCTTGCCGACCTTCTGGAAGGTCGTGGAGCTGCCACGCACACCGTTCTTCACGCGAACGGTAGCCCGCAGCTTCGAGCCCTGCCGCTGGTAGGCCTCGTGAACTTCTCGCTCGAACTGCTTCGAGAATGCTTGATCAATGGTGATTGACATCGCGCACCTTGCATTGCTTGTCGCGACAAAAAGGGGAGCCGCTGGTTGTCCTTGCGGGCCTTAAGCTCAGGCGATTGACTGACGATCACGCGGGCCGGTGCACGGTTCTCCGCCGGCGATCGTCGCCAGGGGGTCAGCCAGGATAGAGATTGCGATAACCTGCAGTGACCCGCTGGACGATCTCGGGATCGCGATCGCGCCAGTAGCGCGGATCGCGGATCAACTCGCGAAGGCTGTCCTCGGTGACCGCCAGTTGGCTCGAGCCGGCTTGGCCGACGATGTCGGGCTCGGCCTTCCGCATCATCTCGTAGAGCGCGAGAACACCTTCAAAGCTGCCGGAGAGAGCGTCTTGGGTTTCCTTCGGCAGGTTGGCCTCGGCATAGGCCTTGATCTGGGCCGACGTCTTGCGCCACGCTTCCGGCCCACCAAAATGCTGATGCAAGCGATCGATCTGTCGCGTCGCCGCGAGTTCGGCCGCAGCCTCCTCGAGCAGTGGAACCAGACGCTCGGCCGCAAGCTCGTAGACGAGCTGTGCCTGTCGCTGGGTGAAACCGGCATCATGCAGAATCGCATTTAGCTCGGCGTCAGGCTCGACCAGCGGATGTGGTGCACTGAGCTCGTAGCCGTCCGGCGCCTCCGGACGTCCGAGCACAGCCAGCAGGCGATTAATGCCTTCGATATCGTCCTGCCCATCAGGCTTCGGTATCGATCGACCGAGACGCCGCTCCAGCTCCAGATAGGAGCGCAGCAAGGCATCCGTGCGAAGAGTGCCGGCTTCCGGGTCCCAGAACTTCTCGGGCACATCGTCGGGCCGCGGAACGCCACCTATCGGCGAGCTCTGCTCGTCGGCGCCCGAAGCGGCGTCGACCGCCTCGAGCGCTGCGTCCCCTTCCTCTATGGCGGCGACCGGCGCCATATTGGCCACTAAGTCCGAATCGTCGCCGCAGGAAATCTGCTTCGTGTCAATGACTTGCATGGTCAACCTCGGGCTCGGGCGAGACGAAGAAGGTAGGCGATGGCCGAACGCTGGCCTTCGACATGTCGCAGCTCGGCGTCCGACGCGCTCGGCGGGACCCGGCGCTCCAGGAACTGGCTTTTGAGATGCTGGATCACAACATCGCCCTGGCGTCCTGCGAAGCATGCCGCCATGGCGGCAGCGAGGTCGTCATCCTGCGAGGGGCTGGCCATCTCGGACGTGACCCAGGGCCAACAGTCCTCTTCTTGAATATGCTGCTGCATGGGCCGATCACTCCGTCGCGGCCGGCACTAGCAGGTGACGCGGCACGCCGAGCGTTTCGGCAAGCCAGCTGGCTGCCGCAGCCAGGTCGACCAGCTGGGCGGCATCACCACCCAGCTTGCCGACCGTCTCAAGCCAGAGGAGCGTGTTGCGAATCTCTTCTCTTGCTTGCACTCTCGCCAGCGGCGCTCGGTAGTTGATATCGACAATGCTGCCGTCCAGAGCGACGGACGGAACTTCGCCACGCCGTCGGAGAATGCCCAGGGCGCGTTCCATCAGCGGAGTCAGAAGCTCGGTTTGAAGCCGGCCGTAGATGGCACCGAGTAGCCTCGTCATCTCGGCGCTTCGCTCGAGGACCTCGGTCGCAGTCATTCGCCTGTCGGTCACCTGTGCC